AATACAGAGGCTCCCCGAATCTGCTTAGAAGAATTTTGAGAAAGATCGGACGCAATAATACGAAGAGCGCCTCGGGGATTTTCTCCCTTTAACGCATCGACTCCTACTTGCACCACACCTTGCCTTCGACAAAGCCCCAAAGCTTCACCAATACGCCGTCCCGACAAATCGTGAGCAGCTTGTACAAGCTCCCCAAGTCCATCGGTCTTCACATTGCGTCTAAACGCCCGTGAAACGTGTGCGGTACCTAATTTACTTAAACAATTTTTAGTTGGGCAGACATATGCCCCGCGCTGGCCACCAACCCGTTCAAAAACGAGCTGCTGTCCGATAAAACCAAGTGCTAAAAGTCCAGCAGGTGGCAAATCCGCCCGGCAAACGACGCATTGACGCGTGTTTTCAGGAGCCAGATTGTTTCGGCTTCTCTCCTCGGCATCCGAGGGAGCTATTTTTGCCGCAGCCATCACCACTTCTGTTAGACTCCCTTATCACGCCAATTCCGCCGCGGTTTCATCCGCTTCAGCATTTCCCGCTTCTGCGGCAACCACTTCAGCCGCTACTTCTTCAGTAGCATTCCAATAGTTTTGGGTGTCAGTATTCTTGTCACGAAAAGGAACTACGATTGCAGTTCGAGGGTTAGGTGCAAAGCCTATACATACGATAGAGCCTTCTGCTGTTTCAATATCAAATGCGAGAGGGTTGTTATGGTTTGCTTTACTAATGTATTTAGTATAGAACGTATCCAAATCAGAGAGCGTAGGTTCAATCCATATCTCTCTTTCAGTATGTTCTATTTTATTTGTCGAAGATTCATACTTAGCTTTCATTAAGTCCGAAGCTACATGAGGTCTCCATTTAAAATTCTTAACGACAGAGACAGGACTATAAGTAGCTAATACTTTATATGCTTTGGAAAGAAGGCTGGTCATTAAGGTAGCCCCTCGGTATGTACCTACTTTATCTAGTCCTGTTACTGCCCACAAAGATAATGAACCCATTGCGATAATGATATTAGGATTGGCTTCTTCTATCTCTTTGTGTAATCGTTTGATGTCTTGTTCGTATTCTTCTTTAAGATAACCTTCTTTAGTAGGTCCCCAGGGGGAACGCCACTCGGTTGTTTTGCACAAGCGTTTGTATTCATTACGCTTATGAAAAAAATATTGTGCTGTATTTTGGTGGGGCTTTAAAGGTATTGCGTAGGCGAGTAAACAATCTTCGAGGGTGATACCAGCAATGTCACAAAGTTCGGCAAATACTTTTCCCGTGCCCCCTTGCAGGATTTTATTTGCGATTGCGTCACTATTGGTAGGGTACTCTAAAACAAATGCAATCTTACACGACTCGGCTGATTGAGGTCGCTTAAGAGGAACTCGTTTATAGACTGCGTACTCGCCCATAAGAACTACTTCTTAATTATGCGTTTGATGGACGCTTGAAGTATGTCCTTGTTTCTGCCAACCATTTCATGCTTGACAATTCCGCTAAAGGATTGACCAATGGCTTGCTCTAATAACTCACCGAAAGATGAGTCGCCTTCCATTTCTAATCCTTTTGTAAGGAATGCTTTTAACGACAACGCAGGATTATTTTGCTGCATTGCTTTAGGTGTTGCCCAAAACTCTATGCGAGTAGGTTCAGCATTCTGTAAATCCGATTCAGATAAATCAGATTGAATCACACTAACTGCCTTGCAGTTAATACGAACTAGTGGTGTCTGATTTTCTCCCACCCTATCTGAACGATAAGAAGTGATAGTAAAATCATAGCTACCCTCTGGTAAAGTTACCGACTCTGGTACTTCACTAGGGGTCATCGATAAAAAGTCATTAACATCTGACATTATTTGCCTCCTTTATTAGTTAATTTACTTTGAGCATTCTTTTGAACAGCTTCAAATAACTTAGCCAAATCTAATTGAGCATTAGCTTCGACCAGGGATGGAGCTGTAATCTTTAAATCCATCTTGTGGTCTGATACTGTTCTTAAGGTACGCTCAGTACCTTTGCTTGAAGACCGTGTATCAATACGACATACACAGTTAAAGTATCTACCAATTTTAGTAGACAGCTTTGACCCGACGCTAGTGGGGTATGCTTTAGATACACCCATATCGCCCTCCATGTATTGCATATGTGTAGTTACTACTACATTGCACGGCACTTCCGAACCTGTTATATACTGAATAATATGTTGCACATCACGTGCCGCAGTTCCCCATTCTGGCTGACTTGGTTGGTCAGTTGGTTTCTTATTATTAAAAACCAGGGCACCACGTAACGCTGCCTCTCCCATTAATGTTAAACTATCTATAACAAGTACGTCTTTGTTAGTCCAGTTTTTGACTGGGCCTAAATCTTCCTCCCCATCTTTCCAAGTTGTAATCATCTGGACACCCTTACGAAAAGCATTTGCTTGACCTAAGCCATCCTTTAATGTGACATAAGATACGCGTTGGACTGCGTCCTTATTCAAAAACTCTGGTAAGATAGAGAGTCCATCATCGAAATCTAAGATACGCAAGTTGTAACCTGCATTAGCTAGTGAGGCAAGTGCTGATGTTTTACCTGCCCCACTATCTCCTACAAGCATCAACTTAGTGTAGTCTGCTGATTTATGTTTGCTTATATTTGCCATTTATATCTCCTGTAAATGAAATGTTATTGTAACACAGATTTAATTTCGTGTCAATCATTTTCTTTCTTCCAATAAAACTTTGCCTAATGCGTATACCATAAAGCCTACACCTATTAAAGCAAGTAGTATTAGTATCAATAATATATTGGTAAGGGTCATAACACTAACCCAAAAAATATATTAAGTATTAAAAGTACCACTATTAAATTTAATAAAGTACTAGTATTAGTATACCACTTTGGTGGTGGTGTGTATTTTTTATTTCTATTATATTGCTTTTGCATATTCCTCCTGTAAGTCTGGGTGTGGTTCTTTATCAAAGTCATTGTCCAGGAATAGGTTACGCCGGGACGGTGATGCCGAACACACTTCTTTAAATCTACAACCCCCATAGTTGTTACACGCAGTAAAATCTGCTGGATAATACTGCTTGTTAAAATAATTAGTTGATACATCTAGTGTATGCATTGCGTCTTTATACCACTCATGAATTAAATCTGTTGGTACATTATATACACTACGATTAAACCTAGTAAAGTGGACACCTGTTTGAACAGCGTCAATAATAAATCCTGCAACATCCAGACCTAGTACTTCCCTGGCAGCCCAGATATAACTGAACACTTGATTGTTCGGCATAAAATTATTAAAGTAATTAGAGTTAAGTGTACTCTTTGTAGTCTTTACATCACATAGATATAACTTACCCTCTAGCTGTACGACTTTATCAATACGACCAGAGAATCTATAATCTCCATTACCAAATGGTACTTCAAATCTTTGCTCAAGACACGGAGACCCATCGGGCATAGTAGCTATCTCAAATAAATCTTCCCAATATTCTTCTGCTCTCCAGGTAACAGCACGCAAAGCTGCAGTCAACCCTCGTGCCTTATCTTCTGATAAGTTTAATGACTCACCAAATTCCAGGAGCACGTGTTTAATACTGGCAACCACAGCTTCTTCCTTACTTGCCCCCTTGAATTTCTCTGCATCCAGGACTTCAAATCCTTCATGAACAGCGGACCCAAACCCTGTCGCCATACCATAAGTCTTTGACTTATACCCTTGTAAATTTGTATAGTTATATAAACGGGGGCATGATAGGAATGACGATAGACTTGAGGTATCCCATATCTTTTGGATAGGGTTACCGTCTTGTAGTATAAACTTTTTTAATCTATCTGGTTGTTCCATTATGTCTCCTTTACTAGCATATCTAGTACATTGGTTTCAAATTGTTTCGGCTTTGTTCTTGCAGCCTTGCTGGTGATACGCTTACCTGCTTGCTCTGTTGCTCTGATGTTTTCCCTGGTAGCTTTGAGATATTCCACAATTTTATTTATGTCCTCATCATTCTCAGCTAACTCAAGTGGGTCTTTCTCTAACAAGTCCACAGGTATTTGTAGTTCTTCTTGCTTTTCTTCTTTTTCTTTTGTCATACTCTCTCCTATTTTTTTCTTACTTTTAATCTTAATCGTATACGTCTACGATTCTTTCTCTTACGAGAACCAATCTTTCTTCTCCCTTTATGTTTCTTTCTTTTTAAGTTTGCTCTACTCATTTACATTTAACAGGGTCTTTTATTTTACTACAATAAAATTCTTGTGCTTTCTTTTTATTGGATTCTTTTTTTATATTTTGTTTCTCAAGTATCTTTCTTTTTTTATCTGGGTTTGGTTCGCCATCTAAAACTATATCAACTACCTTAACTGTTTCTTTCGCAACCATAAATGCACACCCATATAAATTACCTATCATTAATAAGACAAGTATAGTTGCCATTAACATAGTAATAAAATAAATAAAGTTATTCATTTAGTTTTGTAAAGGTTGCTTTGTTTTGTCCAGGAACTGGCATGATAGCACGCAGCTCTGCATCAGGAATTGTAACAAGTCCTTCTACTACATCAGGCGTTACATATCTTATTACATACTTACGTAACTCTTTACTCCACACTATACCAGCTTTCTTAAAAAGTTCTTCGGCTTTATCTTTTGATTCAGCTTCAACTGTCCAATGCTGTGTATACATATGTGATGTTACTACATCATACTTCATGCTGTACCTCCGTAATTAAAATCTTTAAAGAGGTCTTTTTCTTCTTCCTCTTTTTTCTTTCTAGCTTTTTCTAACTCATCTGCTATTCGTGTTAACTGAATAACAATATTTAAAAGATGAGTGTTGTTTGTTTGCTTATCCATATCGTCTCCTATTTAAAAGTTAATGGTACACTATTATAAAAAAATGTCAAGCACTTTCTTACACATACCACGTTAATATTCCGAACACAAATACAAAGATAGCTACTGAATTAACTACCATCATTGCTCGGTCGTGCCACATATAACCTACAATAAACCAACCTATTACTCCCACTAAATGAAAGAACAAGTTGATAGGTGTAAGTTCAAGGGCTGTGAATACCATACCAATAAGCAGTATGATACTAGCAGTCCATTTAATATACCAGGTAGGACCATGACCCGGCGTTACTTTTTTTATTTCCATTTCTCTCTCCTTAATGTATTGTTGGTTTAACTAAACTCCCATTCTTTAGCCAATCACTTTCATCTATATCATTATTATTATCTACATATGCTTCAATCATTGGGCCTTTCTCTAAAAGATTTGCCGTTGTTGCAGCTAACATATGTAATGCCTGGGTCGTGCCGTGTTGTAGTAATATCATTCGCAATGATAACTCAAGCATTGACCCATTAATAATTTCAGCTGGATATTTCTTCGCTAATTCTACTATGGGTTCTTTCATATCCCCAATACAATCGGCAACTAATCTATCCAATTCTTTAGGTGTTTTAGGTTTCATAATACCTCTCCTCTATCGGTAGTTAAAGTTAATTTCTCTTGCTCTAAAGCACTAGAAATTTCTATACCCTCATCATCTGCTGTAATTTTAAGATGAGAATATTTATATTCATCTACTTCATCATTGCTTTTCATCTGTGTATAATATGCTTTTATAAATCTATACATCCTCATCTTCAATGCAAATGGTTTAGTAGATGGTATGTGGATATGTGCGTCATCATTATCTACACTATCCAAATAATCTATAGCTTTATCTAATGCGTCTGATATATCGGTCGACAGCAATAGGTTCTGTGTTTTCGGATTCCAAGTCATACTCCTCCTGTCTATGTTCGTAATCATCGTGGTCTAAATTAACATCATCTAAATTAGCAGATGATTTATTTTTCTTTGGGTCTGCTATTTCATACCCATCAATCACAAAGTCTCCATCATCCAGGGAGTCTTCTTCCAACTCCCAGTCACGACGATACATCTTGCGACTCTCTTTTACTCTTGGTTTATACTGTGGTGTCATTAATTCTTTTGCCACAGGATTATTTTTCTTCTTCATTTTTTCCTCCTATTCGTAAATAAATACACACTAAAACATAATAGACCTAATGTCAAGATGTTTGGTGCAAAAAAGAAACTCAATGCTCCAATAACAATTACACTATATACTGCAATCAATGTTATAATCCCTCCTACGACAGCCATTTCAATACTCCTTTCTCATCTGTAATATTCTTACCTGTTCCTGCTCTCATTAGCGAATCAATATGTATTTCTCCCATTGGATTAACATACATAATTGCCAGGTATTCCTCATCTCTGAGCTTCACGGCTACAATAGTAGGTGTATAGTCTGCATTAGATTCCATACGATTAATGTAGTCCATAGTAGATAATGATACATCATATAAATCTCCTTTAATATATCGTTGGTGTTCTTCAAGTGGATTAATATATGCTATCGGAAATGCATTACTATAATCAATCATACCAAAGATTGATTCGCTAGTCTGTGCTTGGCCCAGGTATTTACTACCTGCAACCATTGCTTCCAATCTGCCCCCTTGTTGTAGTGTTCCATACGTGAACAGCTTAGTTGTGTATCCCATATACATCCCTTTCTGGTGTTAAATTTTCTTTAAGTTGAACACAAGATAACACACAAGATTTAGGGATAGTGCAACCACCCCCACCACATTGTGATTCCTCATCAAAGGAAGATATAAGTATAATATTATCCTTTGTTTCTGTCAGTATCCAACCAACACAAGACACAGGTCTTAACACTTGCTTAGTTAATTCCTCTAGTTCTTGCCACGTATTATCATCTGACATTGCATCAAGCCATTCAACCCTAACTAATTTAAGGTCAGATAACTTATATCTTTTTTCCGTCATAAGTCTCCTTTCTTGTCAACAAATTGTTGACATTCATTTCTTTTTTCGTAGCATTTCTGCTACTTTGGTTTTAAAATCAACAACATTTCCAGGAAA